TTTAAAAAATCTAATAATTCTAATAATTTGTTTTGCTTCAGTTTCACTCCTTGCAGACATCTTAAATGTAAAACTAAATGGTCTCAGTGTTGGACCATTAAAGAGAAGTTCTAAATTTGGATTAAATACTGCACCTTGAGTTCTTGATAATAAGTTTCCAACATTTGCTGCAGCTTCACTGAATTTAAAGGCAACTGCGGTTTTTACATCTCCTCCTGATTTATCCAATCCTTCTGCCATTCCCCCAAGTTTTTCTCCTGTTGCTTTTACTCCAGCACTTATTGCTGTTAAAGCAACATTTGCTTCGAGTGCTTGAAACGGAGTCATTGTATCACCTCCCCAATTGACTCCATTTGATTCGGAAATTCCTGATGGAATTGGTAAAATAACTGTTCCTAATATTTCTTTACCTCTCCCATCACTTGTAAATCCACCCAAAGCACCACCTTCAAATGTCCCTTTAGTTGCAATTGATTGAGGAACATATTTTAACATTGAAAATTTGATAACATCTTGCTTGGTGCTTCCAAGACCTTGTGGATATGTATAATTACCAAAAGAACCTTGTTTTCCAGTACCTTGTATGTTTAAATCTACAGCAGATATTGTATTGGTTCCTTCTGTGCTTGTTGCTTGATTTGAAGTTAATGATACTGCTTTTCGTTGTTCTGGTGTAAAACCTTCTTTTTTAGTTGCAGCATCTATTTGTTGATTTGTTGTTGTTTTTAATGCCCCTTCCTTTAAAGATTTTTGAGCATCTGCTCCTAATACTGGATCACCAAATCCAGCTTTCAAAGGAAAACTCCAGTCTTTATCAGCTCCAGTTCTAACAGCACCTACTGTGGGGGATCCAAAATGAGCACTTTTATATAAAATTTCAAATTTTGTTGCGTTTGGATCAACTTTTCCATTTTCATCAAACGTATATGTTATTCTTGTTGATGTATAAATTGGAGTTCCGTTTGGACCTACTTTTGATTCATTTTGATCACTCGTAATTGTTTTAGTTGCCATCAAACTCCCTCCCCAATTACAAGAGGATTATGTATCTCAGTTTTTTGTAGAGTATGAGACATTGATAGGAGTTTTTTATTTATTTAGAAGGAATTTTCCATATTGTAAAGCAACTAATTCATCAAGTTCTTCATACTTTACAACATGTAGTTGTCCTGCTAATTCTTCCCAAGTATAGTTTCTGGTTTCTCTCCAATGAAAATTGATTGCTTTGAATCCCCATTTTTGAACTTCAGTGCAAGCAATCAATGGGTGTTGGTCATATTCAATGTCTGGAGTTTTTGGATTATAAACAAAAGTATAAAACTTTCCTGCCTCTGGTATCCAAGTTTTTTCTGTGAAAAGTTCCATAATCAGCATCATAATATCTTCTGGATCTTTTACATCCATTTTTTCAAGTTCTCTTTTGAGTCTATTGACTCTTGGTGTTGAACTTTTTTTGCTGTATTGTCCAAAACCCTCTGCCATTATTTGATACCTAATTCTTCTTCTGTAACTACTTTAAATTCAATCATTCTATCTTTGCAAAACTCTACTGCTGCTTTCCATTTTGCTTGATTAACTGAATAAGTCTTACATTCATGAAGATATGATTTGGTCACTCTACTTTTTTTCTGTGGAGGAAGTGTTTGTTTCTTTGGTTTCACTTCAATCACATATGTTTTAATTTGACCAGATTGCTCTCTTACTTTAATAATAAAGTCTGGAAAATATCTATGAACACGATTATCAACTGGGGAAAGATATGGAATCCAGAACTCTTCACTTCCCCATTCTAATATGCTTTCATTTAAGTCACACCAATGACAGAATCTTCTTTCCCAACTACTCCTACAAATAATATTATTTGGATCCCCTTTATATTTTTGTGGATATGATGGTTTGTATTTGCTTTTAATACTTTCTGCCATTATCTCTACTACATAATATATAAGGATAAAAGTATTTATAGATGCCTACCAGAAGGTCAGTCTCAGACATTAAATCAAATTTACTTCTTAGACCTGCATTAACGTCTCATTTTGAGGTGGAGATACCTAAGCCTGGTGGTGGTTTTGATCAATTTTTAACAGATAATGGTGTTTTCTTAAATCAAACTAGGTTAAATTTGATGTGCAGTGAAGCAACACTACCTGGTTCTAATTTAGCAACTCTTGAACTTACTAATGATTTTCATGGGGTTACTGAAAGACATGCATATAGAAGAGTATATGACGATAGAATTGATTTGACTTTTTATGTCGATGCTCAAAATTATATGCCTATAAGATTTTTTGAAACTTGGATGAAGTATATTGTAGATGAAAGTATTTCTGCTCAATCTACAAGAGGTGAAATAGATGAACAAGGAAGAGGAACAGGATCACTTTCTCCTAATTATTTTTATAGAATGAGATATCCTGATGGAAATAATGGATATACTTCTTCTGGATTAAAAGTTATAAAATTTGAAAGAGATTATAGTCAAATATTAGAGTATACATTTGTAAAGGCATTTCCAATCAGTCTGACTTCAATGCCGATTTCGTATGATTCATCTTCTCTGTTAAAATGTACAGTTTCTATGACTTATATTAGATATGTTTTGAACACTGGTCAGGCAGGAAATGAATCTACAGTCCAAAATCAAAATGGTCTTGGTCCAATTCAACAGGCAGAATTTAATTACAATCCAGTTTTTGAGGGACAGTTTGGAACTGGTGGTGTTGCAAACCTATCAGGTCTTTCTGGTGCAGCTGCCCTCGGTTCTCCTGGCACAGGTGCTTTATCTGGTGTTACTGGTTTAACTGGTGTTTCTAGACTTTCCGGAACAACACAAAGTACTATTGGTGGAAGTTCCCAATCTGCTACAAAGGCATCTGGAAATACTGTATCTTTATCTACTTTAGCACAACAAGTAAATGCACAAGGTTTAGCACAAGCAGCTGTTTCTCGTGCAGCACGTTCTGTTACATCAAGACCAGAAAGAACACAACCCCCCTTTAACTAATAAATAATCATACTGAATCATTCTATAGGACATTATGCCTTTACCTAAGATTAGTACGCCGACATATGAACTTGAATTGCCTTCAACTGGAGAAACAATTCGGTATAGACCTTTCCTTGTTAAGGAAGAAAAGTTGCTTGTAATTGCTTTAGAAAGTGAAGATACTAAGCAGATTACAACAGCAATCAAGACTGTAATTAAAAACTGTATTTTAACTAAAAATGTTAAAGTAGAGTCTCTACCTACTTTTGATATTGAATATTTGTTTTTAAATATTCGTGGTAAGTCTGTAGGTGAAGAACTTGAAGTTAATGTTATTTGCCCTGATGATGGAGAAACTCAAGTTCCAGTGAAAATTAACTTGGAAGATATTCATGTTCAAAAAAGTGAAGAGCATAATAATCGTATCAAACTTGATGATAATATTATGATGGAAATGAAGTATCCATCTCTTGAACAGTTTATTAAGAATAATTTTGATTTTGATAATAAAAATGCGATGGACCAATCATTTGAATTGATTGGATCTTGTATTGATAAAATCTATACCGAGGATGAAGTTTGGTCTGCTGCAGATGTAACCAAGAAAGAACTTACTGAGTTTTTGGAATCTATGAACTCTTCTCAGTTTAAAGATATTGAAAAGTTCTTTGAAACGATGCCCAAACTCTCTCATACTATCAATGTTAAAAATCCAGTTACTAGTGTTGAAAGTGAAGTTATTCTTGAAGGGTTATCATCTTTTTTCGCGTAGCAATGGTCCATATGGACCTTGAAAATTATTTTAAGTTGAATTTTGCTTTGATGCAGTATCATAAATATTCTTTATGGGAAATTGAAAATATGATGCCTTGGGAAAGAGATGTCTATGTGATTTTATTACAACAACATCTTGAAGAAGAAGAAGCAAAACAAAAACAACAGATGAACAATGCCCGTTTCTAATCAGTCAGAAACAATCGATCCTAGGATATTAAGACTGATTGGTCTTGATGATGTTTTTGACTTGGATTATGAAACTTATTTTACTCTTCTAAGAGAAGCATTAGTCAAAGCTAATATGCCGGGAAAAAGTATCCCGACAGAAGAATTTGAAATGCTCAGTAATGAAATTAAAAGAGTTAAA